GTATTATGATAATCGCCAGTGTACTTCTGTTGAAGAGTTCAATGAAGATTTGAATAAAATTAAATATGTCAAAAGATTATTCAATCGATTTCTTGAAACTGGAGAATTAAGAACAAATTTGATTCTCAACCATTTGATTGTTATCTATAATGTATTTGAAAACGAGGCTGCAACTCGTATGTTGTTTTTTAGAGTAGAAAAAAAGTTTTATTCTATTCTTAAACCTTTTCTTATATTTTTAAATCGTCTTCCAGAAAAAGTAAGAGGAATAGACGGAGAAAATATTCAGACAAATCATATTCCATTGAATGAAACTACCATCAAAGAATTAAGGAAAATAGAATAGAATGGGAATTCTTGCAGGAATCGGGAACATATATTTTGTCTATCAGTTTTTAAAAAAACTGGTTACTCCATTTGAAAAGACAAAAGCATTTGAACTTGGTATTATAGATGAAAAAGGAAAGATACTCAAACGGCGTAGAGATTTAGAAACTTCTGAAGAGAAAGATGCATATAATCTTTCTGATACGTTAATTTGGAATATCAAAAAGTTAATGGGAAAGATTCCTGGCGGCAAATCACGCCTTGCATCTTATGCGGCCGCGCTTTGGTTAATCAAAGAACAACAAGACGGATATAAGATTACAGAAGAAGAGTTAGAATTACAATTCTTTGATCAGTTTGAAAAAATGTATAATAATGATTTGGAATTTGATTCTGCAACATTGAAAAAATTTGAAGATATATTATATGAGGATTCTCCTACTACCGCAATGGGTGGTGGAAATATAGCAGTAAGAGGAATTCCTTTGTTGAAAAAACCACCAAAAGGATTAGTTATGAAAAGATTTGGAGGGATAGATGTATTTGCAATAGACCCTACATATTTTCAAAAATCACGTTTGGGTAAAAAGAAATATACTCGTTATAGTGGTTATGTTGGTGAAGATGAGGCCGGTGAATATATTCGTGCATTTGCAAGAAAATATCCTAAGAAACCTATCATAGTAATGGATTCTCAAACTGGTTGTATGCAATATCTTAGACATGGAAGTTGAAAATGATGAAATTCAAAGAATATCTGCAAATCAACGCAGATGATTCTATCGAACAGATTATGAGTGGCGAGTGGATTCAGAAATCAAGATCTACATGGAAAGCCACAGATGATGAAGACAATAAAATAGAGATACATAATGATGGTCACGATCCAGAACTGAATGGTGAATCGTGGACGGTGCATACAAACACTTTTGCACCAAAAGCATTTGCTTATTTTACAAAACAGTTCATAAAGGAAGTCAAACCATCAGAGGTAACTCATGCCCGAACAAGAATCTATCCATCAACTTCAAACTGAAATCCAAACTTTAAAAATCAAGGATGAGTTTCGTACTAAGGAACTTGATGCTTTGATGAATAAGTTAAGTGATACTTCCAGTAAACTTAATGCACTTTCAGAAAACATCGGCCGGTTATTGGCTGGACAAGAGTTACATAAGACAAGTGATAATGAAGTTCGAGATGAATTAAAAATTCTTCATACTCGAATTGGTGATCTTCATGACAAGTGTACTGAAATGATTGATAAAACAGAAACCAGAGTATCATCTGATATATCATTGTTGTATAAAAAAGTAGACTCTCTTGAAAAATGGAGATGGATTACCATTGGTATTGCCACAGTGATTGCATGGTTATTAACAAATATCATACCCAAATTTTTATCTAATTGAACTTGACATTTTGTTTTGAATGTGATACAATTATAAGTAACACAATCAAAATAGAAATTCGTTATGCCTTCTTACATTGACACAAAATACGTAAATTTAGTTTCATCTAGACTTCCCCTTTTTAAGCGTAAGCAACAGGGGTTGTATAATTTCCGATGTCCTTTTTGTGGTGATTCTCAAAAAAGTAAAACCAAAGCAAGAGGTTATCTGTATCAAAAAAAGACAGACCTTTTTTATCGTTGTCATAATTGTGGGCAGGGTAATACTTTTTCTAATTTTCTTAAAAAACTTGATGGTGAATTACACAAACAATATGTCCTAGAAAGATACAAAGAAGGTGTAACTGGAAAAGGCCAAAATACACCCGATCCAGTATTTAAACATAAGAAACCAGTATTCCATACCAAGATAAATCTTCCCCGAATTAGTGATCTTGATGATCAACATTTCGCAAAGAAGTATCTCATCAATCGTGCAATCCCACCTCAATTTTTAAGTTACCTATATTATACAGAGGACTTTAAAGGTTTTGTTAGAAAGATAACAAAACGTGAGTATGATTTGAATGAAAAAGAACAGCGAATAATAATTCCCTTCTTTGATAAAAACAAACAACTCATTACGTTTCAAGGACGAGCGTTTACAAATACTCTGCTTCGTTACATCACGATTAAGATGGACGAAGATTCTCCTAAAATATTCGGATTGGATCGCCTGGATTTGGAGAAACAATTTTATGTAGTTGAAGGCCCGTTTGATTCAATGTTTCTGCCCAATTGTATCGCAATGGCAGGGTCAGATGTAAACTTGAGGTCACAAATTGAGATTTCAAGTGCATTGGATAATCATACAGGAACGATGGTCTTTGATAACGAACCTAGAAATAAAGAAATCATTTCTAGAATGGAAAAAGTGATTGATAATGGTTGGAATATTTGCATCTGGCCATATTCTGTTGCTTGTAAAGATTTGAATGATATGGTTCTTGCTAGTATTCAAGGATCAAGATTAATCGATATAATAAATACGAACACGTACAATGGTCTGCTAGCAAAAACTGAACTCGCCTCTTGGAGAAAAAAATGAACCCCACTAATTCCGCCGTCTTACCTAGTCAATACCAACAATTCATTCATCTTTCACGGTATGCACGATGGGATTATGATAAAAAACGAAGAGAAACATGGGGAGAAACAGTAGATCGTTATTTTACTTTTTTTCAAGAACATCTTAAAGAAACATGTGATTATGATTTAGGAAATGGATTGATTGAGGAATTAAGAGAAGATGTATTAGCATTAAATGTTATGCCTTCTATGCGTTGTTTGATGACAGCAGGAGCTGCACTCAGAAAAGAGAATGTTGCTGGTTATAATTGTTCTTACGCAAAAGTTGACAGTCCACGTTCTTTTGATGAAATCCTTTATGTTCTTATGAATGGAACAGGAGTTGGATTTAGTGTAGAGGCAAGACATGTAAATCAATTACCATTGGTCGCAGAAGAATTTCATCCAACCGATACAACAATTGTTGTTGCAGATTCAAAACTTGGTTGGGCAAAAGCGTTCAAGGAACTTTTGAGTTTGTTGTGGACAGGCCAGATTCCAAAATGGGATCTTTCAAAAGTTCGTGGAGCAGGAGAACCCCTGAAAACATTTGGTGGAAGAGCTTCTGGCCCACAACCACTAGATGATTTGTTTCATTTTGTATCAACAATATTTCAAGATTCGGCAGGGAGAAAACTCAAACCCATCGAATGTCATGATATTGTTTGCAAAATTGCAGAAATAGTTGTAGTGGGAGGTGTTCGTAGAAGCGCTCTTATTAGTCTTTCAGATCTCAATGATAGAGAAATGAGATTTGCGAAACATGGAGAATGGTACAAACTTAATGTACAACGGGCACTAGCAAACAATTCAGTTAATTATAAAGAACGGCCCGATGTTGGGACTTATATGCGAGAATGGTTATCTCTTTACGATTCAAAGTCAGGAGAACGTGGAGTTTATAATGGAATGTCAGCCAAAAAACAAGTATTAGCACTAAACGAAAAGGAACCAGATGAAAATGGAGGATTTGTTACCAGACGAGAGCCAAGAGATGACTTTGGAACTAACCCATGCAGTGAGATTATTCTGCGAAGCAGAGAATTTTGCAACTTGTCGGAATGCGTTATCCGAAGATGGGACACTCCCGAATCTCTTTCTAAGAAAGTCAGGACTGCAACTATCCTTGGCACATTTCAATCAACCCTTACCAATTTCAGATATCTTACAAGAGAATGGGAAAAAAACTGCACCGAAGAACGACTTCTTGGTGTATCACTTACCGGCATTTTAGATAATCCTTTAACTAATGGTAGAAAAAAAGGATTGGAGGAACTTTTAGATGATCTCAGAAAAATCGCAGTCGAAACAAACAAAGAATGGGCAGACAAACTTGGAATCAAAAGATCTGCAGCCATTACTTGTGTCAAACCTTCTGGTACTGTTAGTCAGCTTGTTGATAGTGCTTCTGGTATTCATGCCAGGCATAATCCTTATTATATCAGAACTGTAAGAGCAGACAATAAAGACCCCCTTTGTAAAATGATGAAAGGGGCGGATTTTCCAAACGAACCAGATGTAACCAAACCAGAACACACAACTGTTTTTTCTTTTCCAATGGAAAGCCCTAAAGGTGCAATTTGTCGTAAAGATATGACTGCAATTGAACAATTACAACTTTGGACTATATATCAACAACATTGGTGTGAACATAAACCATCTATTACGGTTTCTGTTAAAGAACACGAATGGTTTGATGTTGGTGCATGGGTGTGGAATAATTTCGATTCAATTAGTGGTATTTCATTCTTACCTTTTAGTGAACATACATACAGACAGGCACCATATCAAGATTGTACAAAAAAAGAATATAATGAATTGTTAGTCAAAATACCAAAGAAGGTGGATTGGTCAAAATTGTCTAATTATGAACAGCAAGATTATACGATAGCATCACAAGAACTTGCCTGTTCAGCAGAAAGTGGATGTGAGATTGTAGACCTTTAATTGGAGAGACATGGAAGTTGAATTGGATGTAGACTGTAATAATTGTAATGCGACATATACCATGATATACGATTCAGATGACATACAAACCAGACAGGAAGAACATGCATTCCATTGTTCTTTTTGTGGAATATTAATGGAACCTTATTATGACGAATTTTTTGAAGAAGATTAAATTTGTCGCAGGAATTGATTATTCATTAACATCGCCTGCAGTATGTGTAGCAGAAATAATTGACAATGAGATAAAATTTGAAAATTGTAAGTTTCATTTTTTGAAACAAAACAAGTCACATAAATCATTAAGTAAGATATTTGCATATGATTATCCAGAATATACGGATGATATTGATCGGTTTAGTAAACTTGCATCTTGGACTATTGAATGTATTCGATGGTTTGATGGCCGGGTAGATAGAGTTTATTTGGAAGATTATGCATTTGCAGCGACAGGAAGAGTTTTCAATATTGGAGAGAATACTGGAATACTCAAAAAACAACTTAAAGAAGCCGGATTCAAATATGTTACAATCCCACCCACAGTAATCAAAAAACACGCCACAGGAAAAGGAAATGCCAATAAAGAATTAATGTATGAAACGTTTTTGTCAGAATCACATGTTGATTTAAAGAGTCAGTTGTCTCCAAAATCAACCAAAATTTCTAACCCTGTATCTGACATTGTAGATTCATTTTACATTTGTAAGACAGGATTTCACTTAAAGGAACAGTTATGCGAACCCCCAATGAGCAAAACCCTTATCT